CTAGCTATCATTTTATACAATTTAAATTCAGGATATCGTTCCTCTCCACTCGTTTTATATAGTATATTTCTTCCTTTATCGTCTATTAGCCATGAATTTATCAATGATGCTATTTTATTCTTTTTAATAATGATTTCTGCTTCAAACAGGTCTTCAATAAAATGATCATATAAACAACATGCTAGTCTACATAAATCAAAACTAGGATTTGGTTCCAATCGAGGTTTTTTGTCATCCAAATATGGTTCACAATTATATTGAGAAGCAGCATCACCTTTTTGGTGAAAGCTATCACTACACATTGTTTGTCCATTAAATTTATAAATAGCTCTTCCAAAATCGATTAATTTATAAATCTTTCCATAAGTGGGAACCTTATAATAAATTCCATTAAAACAATAATATAAAAATTGTTTTTCAGTGGTAATATACATAATATTATTCGTATGTAAATCATTATGTGTAAATGAAAAAGTTTTCTGAAATGTTGATAGACTAATAATTATTTGGAATAAACAAGAAATCCATTCTTTGTTGTTTAATAAATCATTTTCCATTAAATAATCCAATGTATTATCACATTTCTCCAAAGAAATCATTTGAATAGGGAAATCATATAATGAACACATTACATCATGTTCTTCCCCATCATCACTATCCGACTCCTCATTCTCATCAGAACATTCTGACCCACAATCACTATTAATTTCATCCATTGTATTTGATGATTTTGAACTACATGATGAGTCTGAATCGGAATCGTTAGATTTTTTCAAGGAATAGTTATAAATACATACATCACTCAAATCATAAACTTTTGTATTTTTATCATTATCATTATCATTATTATGTGTAAAAATTTTAAAGTCATCATTATTAAATGAATCTAGCTGTATTTTATCAATCTTATCATTAATAATAATCTTTTTTTTATTTGTTCTAGAATGTATATTAAAATAGTCACTATAATCATCTGTTTCTAGATTAAAAAACACATTTCTATTATTATGAAAATAATCATTATCATTTAGGTATTCAAGATCGTCTACAATATTATATAAAAATTTCTCTTGGTTACCTATAAAAGCTCCGTAATAATCAATACTATTTATAAAATTGTTTTGATGAAGCAATTGGCTAGATAAATATGTAAAAAAAGCATCTACATAAGCACTATTGTTCTTATCCAATAGTTTAGGAAATTTGTTATTGGAATTATATGTTGGTAATTCTATAGGTATATTTGCTGATAAATCATATTTTCCAGTTAAAAATTTTAATGGATCTAATAATGGAGAGAATTTACAAAATATCTCTCGCTGTATGCTATTATTTGAGTTATCTGTTACATTAACATTTAATGTGTTTTTTGTTAAAGTATGATTAATTTTATTAAGATAATACTTTTGATTCAAATTAATACTGTTAAAATTAGATGTATTAAGTGAAAAAAACTTTTCATATAACGGCACATAATTTTGTAAGTTATTAAGGCCTAATTGAGATTCTTCTAAACTATGAAATAAATCATTATTTTTTGGTTTTCGATAATACAAAGAAAAGTCCATTCTTTATAATTCTTATAATAAATATAAAACTTAATTCTAACTTATTTTTTTCGTATTTCATTAATAATTTTTTTCTTCTGTAATCATAATTATGAGTTTAGATTTGAAAAAATTTGATATGAAGAATATTAGTTTCCGTCCTGATGAAAATAAAGGTCCAGTTGTAGTATTAATTGGTAGAAGAGATACCGGAAAGAGTTTTCTTGTGAGAGATTTACTATATTATCATCAAGATATTCCTATTGGAACAGTTATATCCGGAACAGAAGCGGGAAATGGTTTTTTTGCTTCTCATGTACCAAAATTATTTATTCATGATGAATACAATACTGCCATTATAGAAAATATACTTAAGCGACAAAAAACAGTAATGAAACAAATTAAAAAGGAAATGGAGGCATATAAAAGAACTAGTATTGACCCTAGAGCATTTGTAATTTTAGACGATTGTTTATATGATAATAAATGGACAAAAGACAAGATGATGAGATTGTTATTTATGAATGGTAGACATTGGAAAGTTATGTTAATAATTACAATGCAATATCCATTAGGCATACCTCCAAATTTAAGAACAAATATTGATTATGTATTTATACTTCGTGAACCATATATAGCGAATAGAAAGCGAATTTGGGAAAATTATGCCGGTATGTTTCCTACATTCGAATCATTTTGTCAAGTTATGGACCAATGTACAGAGAATTTTGAATGTTTAGTTATAAATAACAATTCCAAATCTAATAAATTACAAGACCAAATATTTTGGTATAAAGCAGCAAATCATGGAAACTTTAGATTAGGTTCAAAGGAGTTTTGGGAGTTATCTAAAGATATCAATAGTGATGAGGAAGATGATATTTATGACCCAAATAGTGTTCAAAAACGAGGAGCTGGACCGAGAATAAATGTTAGAAAAGGAAAATGGTAATAATTGTAATAATATTTTCTGTATTATTATTATATGTCAAGTAATGATAATAATACACTTAATGAAGAGAATCCAGTAGGTTCGAAAGACAAAAAATTAAAAAAAAAAAATATTCAATCAAACTCAAATGAAAATGAAAATCAAAATGTTGCTATTGATATTAATGATAAAACTACTAATGGTGGTATTCCTACTATAGATTACAATGTAACTATTAATTTACCTGATAATTTTAAATCAAAAAAACAGTTTGTCATTTTCAAAAATCAATTGGAAGCTTTTGTCAATAATAATTTATATATTCTAAAAGAGTGTAAAGAAAATAAAAGACTATTAGACTTAGAATATGATGACCTTAATAATAAAATAAATTATATTCAAATATCTGTTATTTTCCTATCCACCGTTTCTGGTTTCTTACAATCTACCAAAGAGTTTTTTGACACTCCTGGACCAAGTGTATCAGTTGTTGGTATTTCTATTTCAACTTATATTAGTCTTATTTTATCAATTTCCAAATATTACAAGTTTGATGAAAAGAAAGAACGAATTCATAATTTAAGAGAGAAATATTCTAATTTACATAATAAAATTGAATACAGGATGGATATATTAGGACCTTGGACAAATCATAAATTGTGGGAACATCAAGACCCTGATCATAAATTAAATGAATGGAATGCCAAAGTTGTCACTGTTATGGAAGAAGAATATCTTACACTTATTGATACTAAACAATCATTATGTACTGAATTTGAAATTATTATGGATTCAAAGAGTAGAAATCAATATAATATTAAAAATAAAGAACTCATTCATTATAACAGACAACAGCTTTTTGAAACCAAAAGGAAGGACTGGAAACTTGAACAACGAATTAAAAATGAACAGATTCCACTTGATTTTAAAAGTTCTATTCAATTACCAGATGACGATTTAAATAATTGGGACGATCCGATTGAATAAATTATTTTAACATTCATATCCACACTGTTTACAAACAAAATAAGATTCCCCATATAGTCCTGGCTCTCTTTCTCGTTCAAAATCATGTTTTCCATTTTTTTCAATACATTCTTGAATAATTTTCATATTAATCTCTTCTATTTCAAGTTTTATTTTTTTAATTTCATCTTCTAATAAATAAATATTACTATATAAATTTCTTTTTGATTCTTCTTGTGAATTAGTTCCTCTGACCATTAAAACAATATAATTTATTATTATTATATTGTTTTATTCTTAATAAATTAAGCATTTGTTGAATCACTACCACCCTCAATCTGTGTAAGTCCGTGGTCAGTATTTTTATCTGTTACAATATTTTCACCCTCAAAAAGCTCTTTCTTAACATCTTCTAAGGTAGCATTCTCACCCATAGCACTCTCTTGTGTGTTCATATTAGCAACTGACACTAGATCTCCGTCAGCATTAATGGTTTGAGTAAGTTTAGCTCCAGTCTCCTCAGCCTTCTTCTTATTATCCTCCATAGCCTTTACCTTAGCCTCTTTTACACGATTGTCAAATTCATCCTTTGCCTTCTCCTCGTTCTTCTTCTTCTCACTCATTAGCTCATTAAGTGTCTCTTCCATATACTCTACGCGTCCTGTCTTGTAAGCTTCAGGATGGAATGGAACCCAAATTCCAACAGGACCTACATATACATCATGATTAGGATCATTTTGTCTTAACATCTTACATCTTAACTCTGCCTCTTGTTGAGTAGGAAAACAACCACGAACCTTAATACCACGAGTGGAAGTTTGAAACTCATGTTCAGTGTCAAATTCCTTCTCTAAACGTTCCTCGTTCTCATCCATAAAATTCTTAAAGTCGTCTTCAATAGGACTTTTAATTAAGTTATCTTTCTCATCTTTAGTAAATTCTTGAAAGTCTTTAGTAACTTTCTCAAAATCGATACTATATTTGTAAGAAAGAAAGTTTAAGAACTGTGTAAATTTTTCCATTGATTTGGAGAAGTCCCAATTTTTAATAAATTTTTCAAATAAAAACATTTCCTTTTGCTTTAAAATGTGTTCAGGTGAAATAAAAGATAAACACGCAAACTTTTGTCCGGCGATTGCTTTATCCTCATCTAATAAATCAATATATTTAGCATTTTCTGTTCCGTCAGCATTCTGTTTTGGTTCCACGCCTTCTGGGGGTCTAGTTGGTTTAGAAAAACTCATTATAAATAATTAAATTATTAATATTTAAGTATTTTTACGAACTATAATTAAATATTATTTTTTTCTTTTTTAATTATATATAATGACTGGTAATATGTTAGATTTAGGTGAAC